ACTTTAGCCGATAATGCCAGAAGATATGTTTTGGAGAATAGAAACCTAGAGGAGATAGTTAAGGATTTGGAGCGGAAGAACCATCACCTGAGGGTGCCTGAGGTGTAGTTGGAGCTGGACCTGGTTGAGGTACTGACCCCCCAGACGGATGAGAATTGGTATAGTCTGTTTTATATTGCGCTTGTCCAGCCTGAAATCCTTGAAGTGTATAACCGCTATAAGGCATTGTTCCTGTCGAGTTGTTATAACCCTGATTCCACGCCGTATTCCATCCTACATCTGGATTACTAGTAGAAGCACCCGCAACCTGAGGACCATAAACACCAGTATAAGGTTGCCCTGTATTATAGTTTGTCAATACTCCACTGGTTGTTGGATCACCGTTCATCTGTTCCTCATTTCATTAGCTGCTCTTTCAATCTTTTTATTTATTGCCGGCTTATTGTTTTTAGTTCCTTTAAGAACTACCTTTTTCATTCCACCCTGATTCTTCTGTTTAGTTATCTTAGGAATAATTTTCTTTCCACCGGAAGATTTAACTCCTTTTTTCTTTGCTAGATATGCTTTAAATCCTTTATTCATGTTTTTACCAAAAAAAAGGGCGCCCATTAATTTGTAGGCGTCCTGTGCTTAAACAGCTCTCAGACTAAATATATACTAGACTTCATTTATTATCTTGTCAAGGGTCATGGGTTTCATGTTTTTAGTATTACTGCAAGACAACCTCGCATCACCTTTTCATTTCCACCCTGTTTTAGTTTATAAACTGCTCCTCCGTGTTCCCAAACCAAATCCAAAACCAATCTTTCAAGACCGATGCAGTTAGGAAAGTTTGGCAAATATCCAGCTCCCCAGTCTTCAATAATGTACATTCCACCAGTTTTCAAATAAGGATAAAGGTTGGCAAAAGTGTTTTGGGTTTCTATTGCTTGGTGAGAAGCATCATCAATGATTATATCAAAGGGTCCTTCCTTTTTACCTAGAAGAATCAAACCATCAGGGTCATTTTGATTGACCTGATAAAAAGGAACACCTTCGGGAATTATAGTTGGTTTAATCCGGTCAGCCCCAACGATTTTGGCATTAGGGAAAAACTTTCTAGCCCAAACAAGTGAGTCTCCGTAGGCAGTACCAACTTCAAGATATTTAATAGGTTTTTCTTTAATGGAGGCGAAGAGTTCTTTATACGCCCCAAACAAACCAGAGATGTCTTTATCAGTCCTCATTTTTGTTTAAAAGCATTTACACATCCTTCTAGGAAACTTACCCAATCCTTAACTATCTCCTCTAGGTTTCTATTCTCCAAAACATATCTTCTGGCATTATCGGCTAAAGTAATTCTTTTAATCGGATCGTTTATCAATTCTTCTAACTTCTTTTCAAATTCTTCAGGGGTGTTATACAAAAGTCCGTTTACTCCATCAGATATATCATCTGAATAAGGGGGGATTCCTTTGGCTACTGTGGGTAATCCAAGAGTTGAATATTCGTAATACTTAACAGAACTTTTTAATCTATTAAATGTGTTGTCGGTTATCGGGCAAATCCCTATATCCGCCCCGATTGTAGCCATTCTGAATCCTTGGCCGTCTGCACTAACCCAGGGATAACCTTTACATCTATTTTCTGGTAAGTCTTTAAATATTCCATTAAAAACCTGTCCGGCCATATGGAACTCTAAATTAGGGTATCTCTCCATTAGCTTTTTAATAGAAGGCTTGATTTCGACCAAATCCTCATAATGACTCGAACCCCCCGACCACAATATCCTTATATTTTTATCTCTTTGTAGTTTAATCTGAGGGAATAGTGCTTCGTCTATAGCGTTCGGGATAACTACTACATTCTTGTTAAACTTCTCTGCGTATTCTTTTAATTCAAAAGTAGTAGTCATAACAGCGTCAACTTCTTCCATCGAAGTCTTACAGGCATCGATTCTATTCATGTTGGCTACTATCCTAAATCCGCTTTCTCCATCCTCCCAAAGAAACTTACCATCTTCTAATTGAACGTTCTGCGTACCCAGGGAACGATAAGAATTTGAGTAGGGATTAATATTATCAAAACCGTCATCTATATCAGCTACTACTGGTTTTTTGATCTTTAGTTGGCTTATCTGTCGAAGTGAGGTAATTGATGCTTCAGACGGCCTAATAAAGAAGATGTCAGCAGCGTCTACTTGTCTGGCCATTAATTCTTCGCTCATTCCAAAGTTTAAGAATTCTACTGCAGCTAATTTTAAGACCCCGGCTTTCTTGGCAAACTGTTCAACCCGATACCACGATGATCCGTCAGCTTTATGTGGCTGAAGTACAAGTATGTTCATTATAGTTTCCACTCCTTTCCCCACCTATCAAAAAAGTCTTTATCACGAAAATAATTGACTCCGTATGTTTTTTGAAAATATTCGTCTACAATTTTAGGCATTGTCGCTATTTTTTTCCATACTTTACTTTTAGATCTGGGGTCTAACTTATTCTTCTTGAAGTTCTCTATATAATCTTTAAATTCGTTTTTAGTATAATAAAGTTTAAAGAGTTCCTGTCTACGTTTTTCGTTTATGAGGTTGGCTACATTTTTAATAACGGTGGACTTGAGATCTGACATGACTTATATCTTATCAATTCCCTCCTTTCATTGCAACTGACCACTACTTATTAGGCAAGCTGGGGGGATTTACAAGGAATCGTTTTAGAGGTAAAATTGGGTCATGCCTCGGAGGAGATATGCCTACAAATAAACAAGTATCCATAAACTTACAAGAATTTGTTACAGAAGCTCTAGTTCAAATTGTCGAGGGCGTAAAGCAAGCACAAACAAGAGTAGAGGACAGTGGAGCCAAAATTAACCCAGTAGACTCAGTTGTTGATAAGGGAGTTCACAAATACGCAAAAGGGGGTTATAGCAGTGGAGAATTTGGACAGGCCGTAGAATTTGATGTAGCTGTAACTGCGGTTGACAGGGGAGATTTAAAAGGCGGAATTGGGGTCGTCAGCGGTTTACTAAATGCTGGATACAAGGCTGAAAAAGGCTCAGAAACCAGCAGTGTAAGTAGGATTAAATTTTCCGTACCCGTTTTTCTTCCCCGACAACAAGTGTAAAGGTGAATACCCGGATGGAAAGACTTTCAAGAAGAAACTTCACACTCATCAATTTTAAATGATTATTTCCCCATCCAAGATAATTGAGGGATTGCTTTTTACTAATTGATGTAGAATTGTAGGTATCCTCTCTCGTTCTTCAAGGATGGGTATATGTCAAAAGATGTGTGGATAGGCGTTTTAGTTACTGTAATTATTACTCTCGTTGGTGGCTACATTGTAATCTGGACTTCAACTCCTATTGCAAAAAAATATAGAAAATGGCGGGATGACCGGGCACAGGCAAAGGCTATGAAGTCAGTTAAAAATGCCAAGAAAAGAATTGAAACTCTTGAACAGGATTTAAAAATATTGTCATTGTATATCCAATATCCAGTAATTCTAAGTGCTTACACGTTTAGGAATTATGCATGGATGGCGTTATATTTTGCTAATGCGTTATTTGTAGGTTTCGCTTACTTTATTGACTATGGGGTAAATCCTATTTCAAATAAATGGATCATACTTCAAGAAATTCTTGTCTTATTGGTCCAATATAATTTATTAATGGTTGCATTATCGGCGTTCAAAATGGTAACACTTATGGATAAGATCGCATATTTCCTTACTTACGAAGAGAAAATCAGTAAACAGATTGCTGACTTACAGGAAGTTATAAAAAGTATGGAACAAAAGGCATTGGAGACTCAGGCTAAAGGGTAAGGATTACTTTAAAGCCAGGAATTCTCGGGGTTGGTTTTTATTTCTTTTCTTCCTTATTCAATCACATCCAATAAAATACTATTCTGCGGACTGGTTGGGTAGGCATTGATAACTTGTTTAACCCCATCTTTATCTATGATGTTGTAGGTAGGGATTTGTTTCTCAAGGGTTTCTACTTCTTCCCGTTTTCTGTCCATGGTGTATTTAATTACTTTTGTCACATAACCTACTTTGGAGATGGTGACGGTAAAAGGATTATAGGCAGTAATAACATCAGCAAAAGTGGTGTTATTTGCGGCGTGCATTTCTACTATAGCCATATTAGTTCCATCATTAGTGCAAGAACCTGTGGCGGTAGTAACGTCAGTAAATGCCACTGTCCCGTTTACATCAGTTACTGTTACCGCAACTCCACTAATAGGGTTTCCATCTATATCTTGAATTTTTAGGTAAAGTCTAAATTTGAAATAATATTTTAATGTGTAAGTTGCTCCCGTAGTCCATTGAACAAGTTTATTAGTATCTGGGTCTTGGTCAATAATCGTCACCGTTCCAGATGTAGCTGCCAACCAAGTTAGATAACTATTTTTAGCTGTTGAGGAAGGGCCATCAAGAACATAATTACCTGAAGTAGTCGTATAAAGAGCAGCACCCTCTCCTGCCTTAAATCCCGACAAACTAAAAGTTGAAGCTACATTTCTTAATGGTTCAGCCCCCCATTGGGTAAGATTATATCCAGTGACATTGGTAGTACCAGCAATCTGACAACCTGTGGTAACAACATTTCTCACATCAGCCTCGTTGATCTGTAAAGCTGTTACATAACTATAAGACCTTCCATTAATAAACGTTGTATCGTAAATCCAACCATTTATATGTGGATTTGAACCTTCATACGAAGAATTATCAAAATACATCTTCACTCCATAAGCAGTTGTGTTACTTGACAGAGCGATGGGATTACCTGCAACATCGTATCTTTGAGCTCTCATTCCATAGGCCTGTTTTGCATAAATATTTGAACTCACACTAATTTTCATACCTGGGTAAAAATAAAAACATTGATTCATACCACCAAATAAACACTCGCTTCCAGAACTTCCACTTAAATAAATCTGTGCCCTTATTTTATAAACCCAAGAAAACCCTTTATTTATCTGTCTGGTTTCACTATCATCAGTAACCAGATTCCAACTTCCAGCGACATCAGCAAGTCGGACATCTTCCACGTTGTAAGAAACAATGTATTTATCTCCAACAGCAATTCCAGCAGCAGGAGCAGTATATTGGATGGCATTATTTAAGTTGTAAGTTATAGGAGGTCCAAACAATATCTGTGTGGCAGTGTTACTTCTTATCGGAAAACACTTACCGATATTAGCCCCAGAAGTCATCCAAACGTGTCTGCCTGCAAGTGAGTTTACAGTCCAAGACTTGCTAGTATCACTTAAGTAATATGTACCTACTGAAAGAGTGACTGTCCCAGATGAATAACCCCCAGTTAAGGTAATTATACTACTCTGTCTTGAGGCAATAGTGGTAGCATTAGCACCACCCTCTGTAATATTGGTAACTCCAGTAATTCGGAATCTTACAATTCTAGCTGCTGCCACAGTGCCAAACATCGTTGCCTGCAAAAAAATTGACCAATCATTCGGAACTTGCCAAGTAATAGTTTGAGCACCTGTATTCCTAAAAAGATTTGAGGAATCAGTTACAGTTAATGCCTTAAAACTATTGACTGTATTAGGTATCGCTTCTACCCCAAGCAAACAAGAATATTCCCAAACTCCAGTAATTGCATCAGCTACTAAGGCTGTTCCTACATTGAGGGAAATTTGATGTGAAGGAATAGATGTAGCCCCTGAATCTACTAAAAAGTACAAACAATCCCCAACTGCAGCATTGTCCCTTAAATAATCAAAAGTAGTAGCATTTCCCCTTAAAGTATAAGTTGTACCATCAAAATACCAAATGTTTGGGGTAGTAGTTGTTATCCCAAAATTGGTTGTTAGGTCTGATAAACTTATTGCCATATTTTATGTCCAACTGGAAACTGCTGTACAAACGTCACCTGTCCAGGTGAGAATTTTGTTGTAGGTAACTCCGCCTATGGTTTTGGCAATATTAGTAAGTTGGTTAGAAGCATTGTAGGCAAGGACAAGGGAAGCATTAAGTTTAGTGGAGTCGGTGGGTACGACTTCTTTGATTTTAGTTACTTGTGAACCATCTGTAAAAGAAGCTGATGTTGCCGGAACAACCTGATTTCCATCATTATCAAGAAGTATTACTTTTTTAGCACCGATTCCAATAGTTCCGACTTGAGCGTGTTCATCCTCTGTTACTGCTGGTACTACATTGCCCGTTTTTGTCATAAGTCTTGTAATTCTTTCTTCATTGTACTTATAAGCCTGGCATATCTGTAAAGTCTATTCACTCTGCTATCAAATGGGTCTTTAGACAACTTGGATTCGGCTTCTTTAATTCTTTCAAGTGCTTTTTTATCTCCATCTTTACCAAAAAACTCAATAATAAGTTCTAATTTGTCTGTGTCTTGATCTGATGCCTTTAAGAAATCTTTAAATGGTCTAATCCTAATTTCTTGTGCCACGTCTTCTCCATTTCCAATGATTGATTCTTTTTTAGAATCTCTTATTGGATTTGTACTTACCGTTTTAACCGATACCCCTCCTATAAATGTATCCATATTCTTGTTTGAGAGGAGGGAAAACTCCTCTCTACAAAAACACGGCTTACGCTGTGGTAAGTCCTGTTATTTGTCCTGATCCCTTTTCATTGCGGGCCTCAAGAGTTGCTGCTGTTTCGATAACCGCTCTGGTTGCTGAGCCAATCTTTGCAACGTCGACTTTGTGAGTAGGTTCTAATGTTGCTACTGCCCAAAGATCGGATTGTAAGATTGCTGCTGTTCCAGCTGGCATAAAGGCATCAAGATAAATCTTGAGTCTTCCGAAATCACTATCATAGACATCGACCACGTTTGTAAGCTCCTTTGAAGAAGCTGTCGTAAACTTGGTTGAGCTAGATGTAAATGACGAAATTGCCCTCTTTTGAAATCCATTAACGTAAATTGCATCTGGTCTCCCACCTGAGTCCCAAATGGTTTGTAAAGCGTTATTGAACATTCCTTCAATAAGAGCTTCATTTCCCGTACCTGTGCCAACTTCGACGTTAGTCGTAATGAAGGATAAAACTCCTTTCATTTCGGCTGCTGTCCCTGAAGCACCTGCATTACCGGTTCCGTTTACTAATGCGTATTCAAAATCTCTTGCGTGTTCTTTCATCGCCTTAGCCATCTGGTAAGAGAACTCATCTGCAAGTCCTGCTGAATTTACTAATCTTTGAAGATCAGAAACTTCAACTGAAGATTGCATTAATTGAACGTAGTTAGAAACTTTTGTTCTAGGAGCTTTCCTAGCAAAAGAATAATCCGCACCTTCAATTTTAGCGTTCGCTCCCGCTGTTGCCAAAGTATCTGTCAACCACGAATGAGTCGTGTTTGTAGCCTTAACTTTAGCAAAGTTAGACAACATAGGAGTTTCCTCTGGACTGATGTTATAAATAACGTCAGAAAGGTCTTCTATGTTACCAACTGCTTGATATGTTTGCATTGCTGTTGAATTAGTCATATTTGTTTGCAATTACCAACGACAACAATCCCCCATAGGGTAAAAAATTGTCATCCAATAATTGCGTTTATATTCACCTCCCTTCTATTATTGTGGGAGCTTGACACGACCCTTAAGTACCTCTGCCCAGTCTTCAGGTTTACCACTTCTGGTAGCCTTCTCGAAGACTTCCTCGGCATCAGCGTTGGTTCTATTACTAGTACCCGCTGTAGGCATTACTGCCCCATTGGATGCTAGTCGAGCCATACTTAAAGATGTTTCAGCTTGACCTTCTGTTCGTGCAGAATCTTTAAGCGTGTTCAATCGTTTATAGATTTCAGACGCTTTTACTTTCCCCACAAACATTCCCTTCTCGTTGAAATTCAGATCTGCATAGAGTTTGGAAAACTCCTCATCAAATCTTTTATCGTACTTATCATTAAATTCCGGAGCTTCCGTGATCTTTTCAAGATCCTCCGCATACTCCTTGATTTTTCCTTTGTAAGCATTCTGAGTGTCATGTTGGGCTAGCATCCAGCCAGTCACTTGTGCCGCTCTCTTGCTTACATCAGCTTCATATTGTTCAGGTGTAACCTCAGAACCAGGTGTAAGTTGGCTTGCGCCATTCCACCAGGGTAAGTTCGGTGTCCCCAGTACATCACTAACAGTGTTGGGTTGCGCTTGTTGCGCATCCGCAGGTACTTCAGGCCCTCTATCCTGCAATTTATCAAGTAGCTGATGAATACGTTTTTCAGACCGAGTAGGTCGTTCGGTTGTCTCCACATCAGTTTTAACTGGTGTTTCCACTTCCGTTGTTTGTTCTACTTGCGTAGATTCAGCTGGCGGGGCTATGTTGGTTTCTTCTCCAACATTTTGACTTTCGTCATTTACTGCCGTTTTATCATCGTTCATATTTTTCACCTCGTCTCTAATAGAGATAAATTCTCAAGACCACATTTAAAGATTGGGTCGGCCGCATCTAGGTTAAAAAACCTGTTAGATAAATAACTCTGCCGAATTATCTACCTAGCACGTCCTTTAATGTTTTTAAAATTGGTATTCCATTATCAAATCCTGTTAAGAATCTATCTACTCCTATATATTGTGCGTGTTTGACTTTACAACCGTCACAAACTAAGTAGGGACCATTCTGTTTCCAGTTATGTCCTGCTATGCCAGGATTGACTAAAGGTTCACCCCGTTCACTTTCAATGTGCAAAGGATCATCTTCACTCGGACTTTGCTCTTTCGAGTTCGTCGTCGAAATATCCTCTTGTTGTTTCCACTTTGTCGATGACATCTTGTAAGTGTTTAGCTACCATCCTTGCGATGATCGCCCTTTCAGCGTACACCTCCTTAGTTTCTTCACCTGTCAAGACTTTATCTAAATCATCCTGCATTATTAAAAGTCCGGCTATCTTGGGTTTAATTACTGCATCCCTTAAAGTAATCCACCCTACAGTCCTGGCAAAACTGTCAAGATTTAAGTCATCCTTTTTGGAATCTCTTTTACCTGCGTCTTCAATTATTTTGTATGCGTTATTTATTTTGAGCATTTTGTGCAAATAAACTTTTTGCTACCGCTCTAATCTGCGGATCTTGGAATTGTGAAAGATCCGGCATTTGTGTTATTCCCTGTTGCTGACCTGGTTGTGGCGAAGCCATTGGATTTTGACCTTGCTGTCCTGGCATTGGTTGTGCATTGGGATCTTGTGCCATTGGTTGACCATTTTGATCCATTTGTGGTTGTCCTGGTTGAACTGGTGCGGCTACAGGGGGTACGTATTGAGTAATGATCTTGTCAGAGTCGCTTATTCCCGAAGTAGCTACTAATCTTTGAATTAACTCACCAAAGTCTATATCTTTGCCCTTTTCCCTTAATACCTGAATGAATTGCGGGGACTGCATAAACAAACCAAGGAGTTGAACTATGGCTTGGTTCTCTGCAACCTGATCTTTGATCGTAGTTGAGCCTGAATTGATATAGAACTTATACTTTCCTTTAATAGCATCGGGTTTGATAGTCATTTTGCCGCTCTTTTCATCGTACATTTCTTTAATATCGGGATATGTAGCTTGAATGTTGGCTATCTCACCCTCAAATAGCTTTAATTCAATTGGTTTGGGTTGGATGGTAGCTATCATGTCGATAAATCTGTCGTAAAGTTCTTCTATAAACTCTTCCATCGACTGTCTTTCCCAAGCATCAGCCGCTGATTCCTTGGAAGCCTGCATTTTAAGTGCTTGAGGAGTCCTACCCATAGACGGGTCTACGACTGTTGATACTGAAGCATCATTAGTACCTAACAAATTGTTGATTGTTGATGTTAAATACCCCATATAAGCCTGAAAATTATTAGTTCCGGTTGTGCTCATTTGTAATTGTCGGATTGAATTGGGTTGCGTCTCTTCCCAGATAGCTAAAGGTTCCCATTTAATAGAACTTGTTACCACACCAGAGCGATTTAATATAATTGGGGAGAAAAGTCCATACTTCCATGTGTCTAAAGATAAGTTTAGAACTGAGTTCATGGTCTTTTGCAACGGCGTTCCTCTCTCGACATCCCCCAGTCCGGTAGCACGATCTAATAATGGGATGGTGTTCTTAACTAATACGGGTAACTTGTGATTCTTGTGTGGATTAGGTATATCTCTTAATAACCCTGCTTGCGGATAATCTGGTGAATAGGTGACCCACCTCTCTCTTTCATAGCGGGTTCTTAATAGCAATCTGGCAAACTTACCCGTTGATCCCTGTTCTCCACCGCCCCATTTGGTTTCAGGATATGATTGATATGAGTACTGTGCATGGCTCTTACCTTGTCCCTCTTTCATTGCTTCCATCACTTTATCGATGTTTTCTTTCTTCCAATCCCCTGTTAGATTATTTAGATAGTCTTTGCTTACAAATGAATCAACATAGCAATAATCCATTTCATTCTCCTGGTAGACTCCGGGTTGAGGGTAATACTGTCTCATGGGAATTAGTACGAAGTCTGGTCCTACATAGTTATCTGTTACAAAGTAATCCAGGAGTACCGGCATTGATCCGTATATCTGGGAGTACATTGAAACCAACTTATGTTTGGCTAAGTGTTTAAATTGATTATTAGCATTGGGTTTAATATATTTCTCAACTATCATTCCCATTAAAAGTTCTTTGCCTTTGTTTGTTGAATCAAGTGAAGTTGTCTTACCAATGGCGAGTTGTGCCATCACTCTTTGAGTTCTTTGAATTATTGCAGTAGATAAATGTCCATCATTAACATTTGATTTAGCTGTTTCAGCTGCTTTACCTTTAAGGTCATTGAAGAACATCTTTTCCGCATCATTCCATGTATCTCTTAAATTACTAATAGCATTATCTGCTTTCTTGAAGTCTTCTTCGAATTTAGCAACAGAAGCAGTTGGACTGGCTACAGTCTTTACTGGTAGTTTGTCTTGTTTCTTTTTGGGTAGTTTGGGCATGACTATATTTATTCAAAAAAAAAGACACCTACGAATTAATAGGTGTCGTGTGCTTTAAAGCTCTCGGACTGTATTATCTTATATCACTTGTCAGACCTTTGTCAATTGGATAGGATCTGTTTAAGTTTCTATAAATAAATAAGTCTTTTATTTCACCCTCTCCAAACTTAATAGTAAATGTAAAATTACCAGATTTCTTTCCAGTGTGCATATCTTTAATCTCAGTTAATATAACAGAGGTGGCATCTGTATTTCTGTCGTCTTTGAATCTCAAATGCGTGACTTGATTTCCCTGAATAGCAACAATCTTACCTTGATAAATTTCAAATGAAGCAGATACAGAACCATACTTCTGGGTTTCTATTATTTTCTCCAGTTCACTAAAAGGTGGTAAGTTGTGTTCTGATATATCCATCAATAAAATCCTCCTGGTTCAAATAAGTTTTTAGAAAGAGAGGGTATTTCTGTACTATCCGGTGTATTACATATCTGATACATTTGCCATGCTATCGCCAAACTCATTACCAAGTCGTCATGACATCCTTGTTCTGCTTGGGCTTTAACATTCACACTGGTTCGGGTTACAATAAATGAATACATTTCCTCAATGGTTACTTTGTCATAGAGTTTAAGAAGTCTTTTATCAATCGCTTCTTTTAATTGAGATAACATTGCTGGTCTTGTGGCTGTGTTCGTATCCCAACCATATTTAACAGGATCGGACGGGTTTATCTGTCCCATTGTCGGCATTTGGAACATAGTAAACTTCCCCAATCTATTCATGCTTCCAAGTCTTTCTATTTCAAATGTTCCCCCGGCGTTCCTCTCATAAGCAACAACAGGTTTAATTCCTGTGATATCAAATATCTTTTCAAGTGCCGGATAGAGCATGTTAGTCATCTCGGTTGCGATTGTCTTTGAATGATAAACCAAAGGAACGTCTATCTTGGTCTTACTGATAAACTGTGCCGCACAATAATCTCCCAGACCGCTTGAAGTATCTGCGGCTACAACTATAAATTCATCTCTTTCAAACTCTCTAAATTGTCTGAACATAATTGGGTTTTTTACTACTATCCAGATACCATTTAAGACTTTCACTATTAAAGAACATCTCTCCTGAACTTAAGAATGCTTCCATGTCTGTTTCGGGATATTCTTGAGGATACAACTCTTTTAACTCAAGTCTTTTATTAGCCAGAAACTCCGGGGAATAAAAATCACTCGCTTTATAAAACAGTGGTTTGAACGGCCTGTCACCCAACTTACATTCATCCCAGAAACTTTTAAAGTATCCATAACCATTGGCTGTAGTTTCTAAAATTATCCTTCCCGTTTCAACTACTGCCTGCATTGATCCTGAAAACATCTTGTTTAAATTTCCATAGAAAGCCGCCTCCGACAAATGAAGATTGGTTATAGTCTTACTTCTTCCAAAGTCAACATTGTCAGCAGTTCCTATTGTGTATCGTGAATTAGTCGCCTCATTAAACAATTCATATTTGGAATTGTATTTCAAGGGTACTTTGATTCCCTTGATCTCTTCATAACTCTTTATGTAAGATTTGACTCTATCTAATAATTCTGAAGCGTTGTCTGATATATCAGCCACAATTACGTTTCGTTGATTGTCCTTAAGTATAAAATCTGCTGTAAACATGGCTAGTATAAGTGAGGAAAATCCTTGTTGTCGGGCTTTAAGGATTACATCCCTGCCGGTGTAATCTTCTAAAAGATACTTTTCTTGTGTTTTATTTAAGGTGAAGGGAACTATCTCGGCCTGTTTGTTGACGATATTAAATCTAGTTTCGATAAATCTTTTATATTGCAAATTCTTTTCGTTCATCTTGTAAAACCTTCCCAAAGTTAAATTGTTGATTAACACTTACCTCTTTCATCTTACCTTTCACTTTGTAAGCTAACTCCACTGCTTTAAGTCTAGTGGGCGTATCGTCAACTTCAATTACCCCCTCGTTATCTTTATATATAACTTCTCTCTCTCCATCCTTTTTAATGATAACTAATGCGCCAATAGGTTTGGTAGCGTGTAATCCTTTTTGATGTTCAGCTAATACCTCATCATCCGGTAAATACTTATCCATTAGTTCTATCCACCCTTTTGAATTAGTTAGTTTAGTAGGAGCTTTTGCTGTGTTTGGTGAATAACCGGCCTCAACCATCACCTCGCCTAGTGTTCTACCAATTTCTACCAATTTTGAAGCTTTCTTTTGTTTCAGTGTCGACATTGATTGCAGTTTAGCATAACTGTCAAGATAGGTGAATTTGTCTATGATGTAAAGGACAAAGAAAGACAATGTTTAATGGTTGGCTAACATCGGGATGATGTCTATGTGATGGAAATACCCCACAAACTTCGCAGGGTTTATTCTCTATTTTTGCGGCTTCTCTCCATGCTCTTCTTCTTTCTGGATGTAACAATTCATATTTATCTCTTGCCCGATATGTTGCTAATTTCCCATTTTTAGTTTTGCGATAATTCCTATGATATTCTGTTCGATATTCCCGATTTCTCTCCTGCCACAACTTCATATAGTTTCGTTGTTCAAGTGAAGATTTATATTGTTTTTCCCCCATATCATGATTATAGAGTAACCAGTTGGCGATAGCAAATACAGTCAAGTAATCAAATTCCGCTTACAATATGATTTTAAAATCTTAAGTGGCGGAGGGTAATGTGGCACTCATTGATGTTCCTCAGTTTATCCGAGAGAATTATGAAGTTCACGAATGGAGACACGCTTCGGCTATCCTATATAAAGACTTCCCTGACGAATGGACTGACATCATGGATATTTTAAATGTCTTCCGTTTGAGAAAAAGTTACATAATAAACAAAGGTGGTAGAAAGACTGACTTAGCCCAATTCATTGACACCGCTTTCACAAGCCGTGGTTGGGAAGAAAGACAATTTCAAACCAGCATCGATGTCGATGGAAACACAATCCACTCCCCAACACATAAAGTCGATGAATATAAAAATCACATCGGTGTCGAAGTTGAATGGAATAACAAAGACCCATTCTTTGATCGAGATTTAAACAATTTTCGTTTACTTTTTGACTTACGGGTTATCTCAGTTGGGGTTATAATAACTAGAACAGATGAGCTTCAATCTCTATTTAATTCTTTCGGTAGAGAAATTGGTGCTAAATATGGCCAAAACACCACACACATGCGCCACATTAAGAATCGGTTGGAAGGTGGTGGGGGTGGTGGTTGTCCTGTAATGGTATTCGGTATCAAATCAAGTTTGTTTGTAGAGGATGAATAGTGGACTTACCCGAAGGCAAATTTTCAACAATATTGGTTGATCCACCATGGAAATTCGATAACCGTACTGGAAAGATTGCTCCAGAACACAAACGTCTTTATCGGTATCAAACCATGACCAATGAAGACATCATCAATTTTCCTGTTGCAAGTATTGCTGATTCCAAATCCCATTTATATCTTTGGGTGCCGAATGCTTTAGTCAGTCTCGGTCTTGAGGTAATGAAGACCTGGGGATTCACCTATAAAACTAATATCATCTGGTATAAGATTCGCAAAGATGGTGGACCCGATAGACGTGGTGTAGGTTTCTATTTCCGTAATGTTACCGAGATAGTTCTCTTTGGTGTGAGAGGAAGTATGCGTACTCTTCAACCAGGTAGATCAATGCCGAATATTATCTCTACTCGTAAGCGTGAACATTCCCGAAAGCCTGATGAACTCTATCCAATTATTGAACAGTGTTCACCTGGGCCTTACCTTGAACTGTTTGCCCGTATACCCCGTGAGGGTTGGTGCAGTTGGGGCGATCAAACCGAGACTTATGTACCAAGGAAAAGCATTTACAATCCTTAGAAGTTATCCTCGTAGTAAAACGGATTGTCTGGTTCTTGATCTTCTGGCGTATTTTCGATGATCCTTAGGGCTTCGTCTTCTGCTTCCATTTCCATTGCATCTTTACATTCATCGATGGTTTGTTTAAAGTTGAAAGATACTTCCTCGTTTTTATCAACACTGACTAAACCATTTCCAAAGTTGTAGCAAATCTTATTTGGACAAAATTCACAAGTCATGTTTATGTTTTAGGTATCGTATTCCTCTCAGCTTTATAAATTGTCTGATGTGTGCCCTCTTGTGCTCTGACAAAGAATACCTTTTCTCCTTTTTTTTGGCTGCACGGATCGTGAATTATTTCAGGATTACCTTTGATCCCCATTCGGGCGTGAATTTTACACTCCGGGCAAACCCAGTTGTTTAAACTTGATCTGCCTTTTGGTTTTTCTCCGCCACCGATAATAATTAGCCAATCAGCCCAACTGATTTTTTCGTTATCTGTTCGTGTGTAGGCTTTCTCAGGCGGAAAGATTCCTCTCTCTTTTAAAAGAATATCAATCGGGCTGCCGGCTGTAGCAATCCTTGTATGACACCCGATCACCGGCATGGGGTGGATACCTAACTGTTCGGCAAACGCTACAAATTCTTTGTTATGACTGTCTCTCCCTTTTTTAGATGTATACGGGTCTTTCCCCCTGCCGATCTGTTGCCAAAGATGAACGTACTCGTGCAAAAGTGTCTCACCCTGGGAATACTTCCCCAACCTCCATTCCTTTTTCCCATCCTTTTCGATGTAGTGTTCAGTGTTTAAAGTTATCTTTCCGATTATCCCGTAACCATCCGGGTATAAGTCGTAGCAAGCTAAAGTGTTTTTATTGCGGAGGTCGTCAAAAGCTATTACAGGAGCTGGGACTTTTTTGCCATCCGGATAGACTAGCCCATTAAAGAAACGATTGTCCATCTCTTTACTGATGTCGTACCAGAACGCAGCTTCCTCACGGTACTCCCAATTCGCATTTTCCTGGTGTTTTTGTAGAGCCGGCTTTACGTCAACCCCGATTAATCTTTCTATCATTTTCTGTTTCGTACTTTTCTAAATACTCCCCTATTGCTTTATAAACCATGACTGTAAGAGGTACTCCGGTATCCAGTTTCACCTGGTACAGTTTCCTTATTTGGTCTGAGACAATCTTTGGCTGGTATAGATTTTCATCTTGTGATCTATTTATTCTCTCCATGCTTCATTCTATTTTATGTTCTAACTCTAGTAATTGTAAAAGTTGTTTTTTCGTTATTACAATAAAGCCTTCATGTTCTTTTAAACTCTCCACTTTCTTTACATAACTTAATCTTTGCATTTTTAAGGCTTGATTCAACATTTCAATAACAGGTTCACTTTCTTTTTTAAGTTTGTCACAGAATTTACACTTAGCTCCCATTGGGTGAGTTATGTTTCCGTGAGCTACATAGATATTTTCAATTTTCATTTTTTGTATTTGTTTGTTTGTCATTTTAGATTTATGTGTCTTTACAGTCTTAACTAATTCAAACTTATCGTGGATTTCACACCATTTACTACCATCTGTTGTAAATACTCCTATAAATTTATGTTTCATTTTAATCATTTAAGTATTCTTCTTCTGTCTTGTCACAAAGCCAACAGGTACGCCACTTATAACGAATGTCGTAATCTTGACCAGGATACCAATCACTCCATTTATGTATTCCAAATATATGTAGAAATCTTTTAATCATCTAAGTTTCTCTATCAAAAAACCAATCGCAATACCAGTCATAAAAACTCCAATATACATACTAATTGTTTCTTCGTTCCCAATCCACCAATCTGTAAATCTTTTCATAATGTTAATTCACCAAGTTTGAACTTATATGTTTCGTATATGTCTAAATAATCACCGGCAGATAAAAATGTAAGTTTGGTGTCGAGTAATTCAAGCTCATCTATTACCTCTTGTCCATAATTTTTAAGCATAAATTTGTAATACTTAACCATATTGCCTTTTTTCATCACGTTGCAACCGTAACATTGTGCGTGGCAATTTCTCTCGTCAAATAACACTGACGGATGGCGACCTTGAATGAAATGACCAGCTTGTAATCCTCCAATTTTTTTAATTGGATATCGTCTTTCACAAGTAACACACAAGGCTTTGTCAAGTGTTCCGGTTGTCTTGAAAGCGTCTCTTGTACGAATAAAAATACTAAAAGCCGACCAAGCTTTTGCTTTAGTCTTACTTAAAGTTATTTTTTTTGGTTTAGATATAATCATTGTGATTTGATCCCCGGATAATTATTACTACACAAGTCGTTTGGTGCAGCGTACCATGCGCAATATCCTTGATAAGTGTAAATAATACTTGCCATTCGTATATTCTTTTCTACGTCTAGCATATCGTTCCATTCATATAAACCGTTTTCATGCATAAGTTTAGGCATTCTTTTAAGATAACCGGCAAAGGTATTAGAGTTTATGCGCATCAAACCTCGATCCCAACTTAAATCATGGTTTTGTCTGTCAGCGTCTGCGGTTATAAATTGAGCATTTTCACCATATAATTTTCCGTCAGTAGATACCCATCTCAATATTCTTTTTACATTACAAGAATCTTTAAAATACTTTTCAATTAACGTGTCGTATGGTGTAAAAGTAACGCATGGTGGTATTGGTGCCGGAGTAGGTGCTAACGTTGCGGTAGGGCTCACAGAAGGTACATTTGCCGCTTTAATAGACATATTCTTGGAGTGTGCCACGTCCCAGCCTGTAAAAGCTACAACGAGCATTCCGGTAATAAATAAGTCTGTAATTAAGTTTTTATTCATTTTTATTTAAATATTACTTTTGCCTGCTCAAACTGGTCTTCCTTTTTCCCCTTACCCATTTCTCGTAATCTGTCTTTTATTTCTTTGATTGATAAAAGTTTCTTATTTTCAGCACTATTTTTGTAATTCTCAGCTTTCCAGTCCTCCCAACACTTCCGGCTACAGTAATACTTACCAACTTTATTTTCTATTTCTTTTTTGCATTGATAACAGTATCTATGTTCCATTTGTTGCATTTTCAGTAAAGTCTTTACCTGCTTTTTTAATAAATTCCTCCTCTATAGGTGGGTATCCATAAAGACTGTCAAATATTTTTATAATTATTTCTCTCTGCCCTGGCGTAAGTAAATTCATATTCAGTAAAAAAAGTCTCAATACCTCTTCTCGTTTGTCACTTGTTAGTTCTATTTTCATATTAAGTTTTTTTGTTCGGTTACTTCCTCCCTATAAATATAAGTTCCCTTTTGTTCTGCGATCTTTTCCCTCTGTGCTTTTATCCATTTACTAGATTGTAACTCCGGGTGAGTTTCTTGGATCTTCTGTCTGCATCTGCGAATTGTTTCAGTAGATGGAGCTTTCATAAAATTGTCTTTGGTTATAAATCTGTAATTGTCAACCAAACCCATTTCATACCAAACTCTCCATATTAGTTTTTTATCACTGTCCCTCAAGTCTGGATTATCAGTTAGTAAATTTTTAACTAAATCGTAAATTTTCATTTTTCCTAGTCAGTAGGCTCGATCATGGCGAGTTACCCCAACGATCCGGCCTACAAACTAAGAAACATTATTTTTTAATTGTGCAACTCATACACCTCGGATATTTGGCTTCGTGTTTGTGTTCCTTGCAGACCTCGCAAATCTTCCACCACTCTTTGGTCTGCTCGTTGAACCACATCTTTTTACTTTCGATCCAAGTCAAGGTGCTCATTGTTCTAGTTTTATGTTAAATTTCTGATGACAGAACGGACATTCAATCTGTTCGTCTAGTAACTTTTGTGCTTTTTCTTTTTCCAATCTCTCATTTTCGGCTTTGGCTCTTTCATCGGCAATTATTTTGTCTGCCTTTTCCTTTTCAAGTCGAGCCAATTCTTCTGCCTTAATTCTTTCCGCTTCGGCTTTGGCTCTAATCTCCGCTTGTATTTTTTCGTTAGCTTCTTGCTCAGCTTTTAATTTGGCATCGGATAATTCTTTTTCTTTCCGTGCTTTCTCTTGTTCTTCAGCCAATTTCTTTTCTCGTGCTACCGCTTCCTTTTGCAATTTAATATTTTCTAATCGGATTCTTTCTTGTTCTTTTCTATCTGCTTCTTCCTGAGCTAGTCTTTCTTTTTCAATTCTTTCTTCTTCCTCGATTCTTTTTTTCTCGGTAAGTTCCGCTTCTCTTATCTCAACAAACTTCTCTTGTTTCTCTAAATATTCTTCTATTGGAATAATCAAAGCCTTTAAGATGTTGGCTATTCCATCAATCGCTTTTCCCTCTCTGAGGGCTTGTTCTTTTAATTCAACACGAGCTTTTTCAATGACAATTCTTTTCTCTCTTAAAAAGAGTCTGCCAACTCTAGCCATTTGCATTTCCGTTTTGTCGTTCTCGTCTTTTACTATGATTGTCTTGGCTTTTTTCTCCCAATCAGATGCCATCTCAAAGTAACTTGTAAACTTATCAAGAATATATTTTGATTTAGTTGTTTCTAACCCACTCTCTTTGACTATTAGTTGTAATTGGTCGTTCATTTTAAAAATCTTCAGGTACGGTTATTGTTTCTTTCAACTGTGTTTTTCTTTGCTCGTAAGTTTCAGGGCTACAGATGAACTTGCAACCTGTTGTGGTCTTGGTGGCGTAGTCGTATTTACCATTTTCGCAAGTCCAGTAGGTTTTGTTATCTTTGGAATGAATTACTTTTAATTTCCCGCTATCAACTGGACAGAGTTTCTCCGGAACATACTCTATTTCTTTCTTTTGTCCGAATGTTGGTTTGATCTGGGGTTTGTATTCTTTGGCGATCAACTTTTTCTCAACCGAATCCATAGTCTCTAATAAGTCCAGCCCACTTTCAGCCCTGACTGTAAAAAGGATGTTGTATCCGTTTTTACTGGTAATGCTGTAAGTCACACTGGCTGGTGCATCTCCGTATCCTATTTTTTCTGGTGATTGGTTTATCTGGTTCATACGTTCTGGCATTTAGTTATAGTCAATTGCTGGGACTGCATCGCAAAATCTTTGAAACTCTGATGGTTTTCGACCCTCTAATTCTTTGATGATTTCTAAATCGCTGGCTGCGTTATCAAAAGTTCCCTCTAATGACATAAAGTTGCCAAACATCTCTCCACCCTCTTTGCCGGTGACGTGTTCTCTGGCGAATTTTCTAAGTCTTGCGTTTCTTGCTTTCATCAATTTATTTAGCATAAGTTATGATATTAAATCTCAAGACTATTGTCAATAGGCAATTTAGCCTCAGCACGTTTCTTCTCTCGGTTTATGATCTGGTAAATACGGGCTGAAGAAATGCGATATTTAGACACCAAGTCAACAATGGAAAACTTGCCAGATTTGTAGTCTCTTATAAGAAGTTTGTTGCGTTTTGTTTCTGTTGGACTTGGTAACCCCATGATCGTATATTAAAACTTATAAAGAGTGTTGTCAAGTGTGGTAGAATATTTGTGCTAAAAGGAGCTTGAATGAAGCGTCGTGCGAAAGGTGAAGGAAGTCTCTTTTATTCCGAAACACTTACCCGCTGGGTAGGTCAAATCACTCTGCCTAATGGTAAAAAACGAACCAAGTACGGAAAGACCCAAGGGGAAGTTAAAAAATGGATGTTGGAACAAAGGAAAGCCGTACAGGATAATAATTACCTGTCGGATGAAAATATAACTCTGGATAGTTTCCTTACCAGATACATCGAGGACGTGGCCACGAACACCCTCGCTCCTAGAACACTATTGTCGTACAAGTCGCTTATCAAAAATCATATCTCACCAGACCTAGGGAATATTAAAATCAGTAAGCTGCGCCCTGAACAACTGCAAGCCCTCTACACCAAGAAATTAAACGATGGTTTGTCAAGACGCACTGTTCAATACATCCACCAGTTTCTACACACAGTTTTACAGGTGGCGTATAAATGGGGACTGGTACTGCGGAATGTTGTCGATCTTGCGGATGCACCGGCAAGCGATAAAAAGACCCCAATTATTCTGACGGTTAGCCAGGTTAACGATCTTCTGACTTTTGTTCGACATGAACGTCTCTACGCTCTGTATGCCTGCGCTGTCTCTATGGGTATGCGTGAGGGGGAGTTGTTAGGTTTGGAATGGTCGGACATAAATTTTGAAACCAAGATACTGAGTGTAAACAAACAACTCCAATACATTCCGGGTAACGGTTTGTCTGTCAAAACTCCAAAGACTAAGTCTTCAATTCGCCCAATACCTATCCCTGATGTTGCTTTAAACGCTTTGAAGGAACTCAAACAGCAGGCCACGGGCTCGGTGGTATTTGTTACTGAAAATGGGACTTATTATTCTCCCCGTAACATTCTCCGCCATTTTCAACAAACTCTTGGTAAAATGGGACTACCACGGATACCGTTCCATAATCTTCGTCACAGTTGCGCTTCCTACCACTTGGCCGTGGGTACAAATCCAAAGATCGTGCAGGCACTTTTAGGCCATTCGAGCATTACAGTAACTTTAAATACTTACAGCCACCTTTTACCTGGAGTATCTGAAGAAGCCACACGAAACATCAACAGAATTTTTACTTAGCTTATCGCTTAGCTTACAAGCTAACACTAACTGGAAACACTGGACTAAATGGAGTAAAAAACCTCAATAATCCGATACTTTGGACACATTTGACACAGTTTAAGGGATGCCGGATTTATCACACACATGAGGTCGGGGGTTCGAGTCCCTCCAAGCCCACCACACCCTTGAAAGATCGGTGGCGCACGCCGCGCCCCGGTCTTTTTTTATTTCACACACCTGCCCCCATGCCACCATTTCTTTCCTCTTGCCTTTTCTGAACAAGTATGCTATTTTTAGCCATGGATTTAATAGAGTATTTTCATAGAGGCATGTCACAAGGCACTGTCGTTGTCATTGAGATAAGCCGGATGTCGTGAAGATGTTTGCCGAAATGAAGACAGTCAATGGTTTTCAGGCGGTAACTTCTCATGTCAGTGCCCCGGTCATCGATCTGATCGCGCCGAATAGCCAGCCGGGCCCCATAATATGACCTTACTGCGCGCTTTCATTGCCATCGAAATTCCTGCTGAGATCAAAAAAGCGATTGCCGTTCAAACTGCCGGACTGCATCAGGCCGCTGGCCGGGCGGTACGCTGGGTGACATCTGAAAACACCCACCTGACCCTCAAGTTCCTGGGAGAGCTTTCGCCTGCCAACGTGGGGCTGCTTTCGCAGGCCCTCCAGGTTGAATGTAGCCAGCAGTCTTCGTTTGAGATTACTGTCGGCGGGCTGGGGAGCTTCCCCAACCTGCGCCGCCCGCGCCTCATCTGGGTCGGGTTGAACACCCCCCCGGATCTCAATCAGTTGCAGCACAGGGTCGAAGCCGCGGCCGCGCGCCTGGGCTACGCACCTGAGGACAAACCCTTCTCCGCGCACCTGACCATCGGCCGCGTCCGCGAGCAGGCCTCTCCCGAGGAAACGAAACAGCTGCAGGCTGCGCTGACTGGACTGAATATCGGCGAGTTGGGCACGTTCACAGCCGGGACTGTTACTTTATTCAAAAGCGAACTGCAGCCAGCCGGAGCGCTTTACACACCGCTCTTCAGCGCCCGAATGGGCAATTTAAATCCCCGGCCCGTCAGTGGACAGGAAAAGGAAATAATTTGAACTTGCTTGAACTTGCTCACACGATCGTTGAAGCCCTTGAAGACAAAAAGGGCGAAAACATTATTCTGATGGACCTCGAAAAGGTCGCCATGTTTACCAGTTACTTTGTCATTTGCAGCGGCACCTCCGACCGTATGCTGGATGCATTGGCCGAGGGCGTCATCGAAAAAGTCCGCGAGGTCTATGACATCAAAGGCATCCCTCAGGGACAGGCCGCCAGCGGCTGGGTGCTGGTCGATTTCGGATCCGTCATTGTGCACTGTTTCGCGCCTGAAACCAGGGATTTTTATAAACTGGAAGAGCTCTGGCGGGAGGGTAAGATCTTGCTGCGTCTGCAGTAAACTTGCCTATGAACCAGGAGCCGTCGTGTGGATTTTTCCACGGGATGGCTCTTTTCGTGCGCTTCAGATCCTACTTCTCAAAGATCCACTTATCGATGTCGCGACTCCAGGAGATGATCTCATCCTGTTTGAACCACAGCGCGGCTTCCTTCTCGCCGTTTTCCGGGCTGTCAGAAGCGTGGGTAATGTTGCGGCCCACTTCCAGGGCGAAATCATGCCGGATGGTGCCCGGTGCGGCTTCCCACGGGCGGGTAGCGCCCATGGTCTGGCGGATGGCGGCAATCGCATTGGGGCCTTCCCAGACCATCGCCATCACCGGCGCGGAAATGATATAAGCGATCAGACCATCATAAAAGGGCTTGCCCTTATGAATTGCATAATGTTCCTCGGCTAGCGCCTTGCTGACTTGCAAAAATTTAGCTCCCACCAGCCGCAGACCACGCCGTTCGAGGCGGGCGATGACCTCCCCGACCAGTCCGCGCTGCACCCCATCGGGTTTAACCAATACGAGAGAATGTTCCACTTTAGCCTCCATCGAAAAATCGAAATTTACCGGGCAGGATTTTACCATAACAAAAGAGCGCGTCGCTTGCGACGCGCCCTTTTAGGGTTTGTTTGTTTAGCGCAGCAGACCTTCGGCCTTGCCGTAAGCGTCCAGCGCCTCCTGCAGGCGGTTCGAGCGGAAGTAAGCATCACCCAGGGTTTGCCAGACGATCACATCCACCGGGTGGCTGTAAACGGCTTCCTGAAGGTCGTAAATGACCTCTTCCAACACTTTACCCTTCTTGATCAACTTGGAATACTCATTCATCGCGCCCTCCAGACCGGCATTGGTGAGCAGATCGCGGGCTCTCTGTACGGCCAGCGTATCCTTATCGCTGACGAGCGGGGCGCTGTCTGGCAGGCCAGAGTCCGTCCTTTCTGGTTTGACCACCTGGACGGGTTCGGGCGCTGAGA